GTCTGGCGAATGATGTGGGTGCGCTCGCAAAAGTCGATGCAGGAGTCCAAGACCGCCTGCTCGATGGTGATGTCTGGGCAGCCGTCGACCCTGTAGGCAATGCGCGGAGTGAAGGACGACAGCAGCGCCATGTCAGGCTACCCCAGCAGTCTCTTCTTCTGCCTTAGCGCGACGGGTGCGCTTAGCTTCGTTCTGCTCGGCCATGTACTCAAGCAGGTTATCAATCTTCTCGGGCGGTGGGTTGCGAGAGTCGAAGACATCAAAGTCTTTCCTCTGGCCAAGGATCTCGTTGAAGATAAACACCGACCCGTCGGATTGCCTGCGCAAGTACTTCATGCCCTGCCTTTGTTTGGTTGAATGGAAACAGGGGCCGAAGCCCCTGCCCGGTCAGCGGACCCAAGCCAGTCCGTTAGCCGACACGCACTTGTAGCGGTACGAGGCTGCCGCGGCGAGTGCCGTGCCGTCCGCAGCGTTGGTCGCCCCGCCGTTGACCGTCCCGCCCACCGGGGGGTAGACGGCCAAAGCGTTGGCGCCAGCATTGCGCACAAACACCTCGTCGCCGAGGTTGCCCACCGGGAGGCGGGCTCCGGTCGAGGCGGCCACGGTGCCGAAGACGTTCGTTGCGGCGCCCAGAGCAAGGGCGGTGGCTTGGTTCGATCCAGCGGCAGTCAGCGCAGTCGCCACGCTGCCGTTGATGGCTAGTGCGCGAGTGCTCTGGAGGCCGGCTGAGACCATTTCGTTCGTAAGTGCCATGATGTGCTTCTCCTCAGTGTGTTGAGAACATAGCGGGGGCCGAAGCCCCCACTAGGATCAGCCCATCGTGACCACGCCCATGCACAGAGCTTCAGGCTTGGTGACCTTGAAGCCGTACACGTTCAGGCCGCGAACGATGTCTCCGAACGTCGCGGTGGAGCGCAGCGTCTCGACCTTCGTGATCTGCGAAGCCCAGCTGATGCCGTCCTTCACGCCAGCGAAGATGTTGTAGACGCCAGCAGCCGGCACGAGGTTGTTGGTCGAATAGACCATGAACCGATCGATCATGCCGAGGCGGCCGTTGCGCAGGGCAGACTGACTGTCGCCCATTACCGAGGCGTCCTTGAGGTCGGACTTCTTGATCCGGGCGGCCATGGCCGAGGGGATCAGGAGCCAGCGGCCGGTCTCGGGCACATTGGCTTCGTCCAGCACCAGACCCATGTCAACGACGTAGTCGATGACGTTGACCTTGGTAATGGAGACCGGGGTGCCAGCTGCGCCAAGCTGAATGGTCGTCGAGATCGCGCCAGCGGTGTTGCCCTTGTTGGTCGAGGCGACGTCGGTGGCGATGTTCGCGAAAACATCCTTCTCGATCGTGATCTTCATCTGCTCAGACGCGTCGTCGGTGAACGCGTTCATCAGACGCACATCGGTCTGGACAGCATCCACGTCGTCGATGACGACTTGGAAGTACTTGCCCTTGTCGATGTTCAGCTCGATCGGGGTGCTGCTGGGGACTTCAGAGGTCAGAGACAGGCCCTTGGTGTAATCCCGAATCGTGATGTTCGGCACCGAGCGAATGATGACCTTGTCGCCCTGATCCTTGATCTCACCTTCCCAATCGTTGTTGGTGATCTCGCTGATGCAGGTCGCTGCGTAGTACTTGACTTGCAGCTTGCCCGACCAGATGTCGGGGATGAACTTGGCGGTGGCCTTGTAGCCGTCGGTGGTGCCGGCACCGTAGTAGCCGGAATTGACTGCGATAGACATGATTTACCTTTCAGGCGGCTACGCGGTTTTCTCGCTGTGCCGCAAAGATGTCGGACTCGATTCGCCCGTAGTCCTGCTCTGAGTACGCTCCGCGACGTACGGCCTCATAAAACCGACCGATCTCTGCCCGGGTCCACAACTTCTTCCCCGGAGGGGTAGAGGGCGCGGAGCGGGATGAGTCGGGGGCGATCTGGGCCTCGATCGAGGGCATAGCAACAGGCTGCTGGGCGGGTTGGGATTTGAGTCCCCGGTAGGCCGAAAAGAAGCGAGCCACACGGGCGGCGTCATTGCTGTGGTTTGCGTCGTTGAAGAAGTCGCGTCGCGGGCGCCCAGACATCGGGTCAACTTCGTCGAGGAACAGGGTGAACCCGTCCTCTTCGTCGATTTGCCTAAATTCCGGCACAAGCGCCTCCAGACCGCGGAAGAAGTCGGCCCGTGCTGAGCGAATTGCTGTCTCCGCGGCCTGTTCGACCTTAGGAGCCAACTCTTCACGCAGCTTGGCAGTCCTCTGCTCTGCGATCTGCGAAGCCAAAGACCCGACAGCGGAGGCGAAGTCCTCGCCGAACTGCTCAACCACCTGTTCGGGGGTCAGCTTGTTCTTGACGACCACCTCCGGCTCTGGGGCCGGCTTCTCGCTCAAGGCCTTGATCTGGTCCTTCAGTTCGCGGACTTGCTCCGCGAGGCGAGGGACTTCGGCAGAGTACTTGCCGTTCAAGACCTTGTACTTGACTTCCCAATTCTCCTCGCCTGACGGCTGCGCAGGAGCTTCGGCCTGAGGCGTGGTAGCCACGGGCTGAACATCCTGAACCTGAGGAGGCGGCGCGTCGACCACAGGTGCAGCGGTCTGCTCAGGAGTCGGCTGTTCGCCGGTGTTCCCGTACATCTGCTGATGAAGCGCCTCTGCGCGCTCTCCTGCTTCTCGAACTGCTCTGGGGATTGCCATCAAATTTCTCCTGAGCCCGACTCAAGGGTGAGCGTGCTTTGTGCGAGCCGATTCCGGTGTTCGCAGTTCACAGCTGTTGCCTCTGTACGGGTATTCACGGCTACACGCTGGCGTGGCGTTCCAGCGCGACGGACGCGGATTCAAAGACCCGCAGGATGTCGTGCATGCACAGGGCATAGCCCTGTTTGTGCAGCACACGATGCTCTAGGTGCTGGTCGAGAAGACTCTCGACAGCTGTTGATTTCTGTTCGTCGAGCCACGCCAACATCCGCTTGAAGTCGGAGTTGGCGTTCAGGCGGCCAATGGCCTGAAGGACCTCGACGGGTGGGTTGGTCACGTCAGCACTTCTTCCCGTAGCTGCGGCCGTCCGAGACCATGCCGCCCTTGGCGTAGCCCTTCACCATGCCGCCGTCCTTCAGGCCAAGCGCCTCCCTGAGCCTTTGCCCAATAGGCCTGCTGTCGGTCTCAGATGCGCCAAGGCGGGCACGTTCGCGAGAAGCAGACATGCGCTCGGCCAAGGACATGGAAGAAGAATCCTTGGGGACACGCTTGCCAGTGATTTCGATGGTCTGCTTATCAGGCGCAGGCGCCGAAGCACGAGCTTCCAAAGCGCTATCTCGGCCGTACTTCAGGCCAGAGGCGAGCCCACCAGCAGCGCCGCCCGTTGCAGCGGGAGGGGCCTTGCGGCGCTTTGCGGGGGCAGGGGCAGGGGCGGCGGCAGCGGCCGCGGGCTTCATGACCTTGCTGAGGGGGTCGTTGTCCTCAAGTGCGTCAGCGCCGGCCGGGGAGGCGTTGGCATCGACGAACTTGTTCCTCTCTGACTCGGACATCTTGGGCGCGTCAGCGGCGATCGAGTCGCGCACTGCCCGCATGTTGTCCTCGGCGCTCGGCAGAGGGGCGCGGCTGGCCTGCTCGGCGGCAACGGCGGCGTCCATCGCCTTCTTGCCTGACCCCCAGCGCATATTGGCCTCGGACCCGGGCTCGTCGACATTCCCGGCCCGCAGGCGCTCCAATAGACCGACACTGCCGCCCTCCGCCATCTTTTGGGTGGGCTGCAACTTCTTGCCGTAGTCTCGGTTCATGTTAG